CAAGTTACATGTCCTCATAAACCTGGTTTGTGATAATTTGTAAAGGAGTGCTCCTTAATACGAATATCATAAAAATAGTCTTTAACAAGACTATCTAGAAATAGCAGGTTTTAAGTAACGGAATCATCTAATATATACAATTCCTTATCATCAACGTTTGAATTGTATCGAGAATTGGTTTAGTCAAGTTAAACACTATATGAAGCTTGATAAATCAACAAATTTAAAGGCACTAAAGGATAGTTTAAAAATTTCTATTAAAAAGATAAAAGAAGAACATTATAAAAATTATTTTATTTATTTTTATAATAAAGATTATTATAAAAATAAAGAATATATTACAGTATCAAATAAACATAGAAAACCTAAAATTTATAAAGATTAATTATAGGTCGGCATTTAAAATCAGCACCGCTCTAAATGTTATATAGTAAATGAAATGTTAAAATATAAACGTTTTATAAGTTTTTTTTGTATAGCTGGCTATTTTGTGTTATTTCTAAATTTTTTCATATCTAGTTATTTAAAAATTAATACAAATAAAAATGATTAATCATTTATTATTTTATTTATTAAAATGATAATTACCACTTAATTTTCTCATACTTACACATCTTTGTGTTGATATATACTCAAGATATTCATTTGGATCACAAATTGCAAATTCTGCATCAAAACTTATTTTAGGATCTGATTGAATATTACCGGCATTGTATAAATCTTGTTCATCTCTTCTAGGGAAAAAAAAACCAATACCATCTAATTGAATTCTGAATTTTCTAGAACAAAAAGTATCTTCCATAAAAGAAAGAGTCCAGTTTGATTTTTTTTCAAATGTTGAAACAATCATTATTTTTTCAATATTTTTTTTAACACGAAATTTATGTAAATATCCTTGACGTGTAGGATATAATGCACATCCTACAATGTAATCTGCTGCTAATCTTTTGTTAGGTGAAAAATATGATACTAATTTATCTTCATTCATTCGAATATCAAAAGGATTAAATGATTCTTTGTATAAAGAACCATGATATAATATAGTACCTTTAGGAATAGTGTATAATGTAGTCTTAGATGGTTCCATATAATTCAATTTATCTCTACTATATATACTTGATTGTAATTGTTGTTTAACATCTGCTTCTGAAGGACCTTGATATGTACCTTCTGGTACAACTTTAAAATCATCAATACCGCCTATTTGATTAACATCAATATCTAATATTTTTACATAGTCTATATTATTGTCCATTAAATATAATATATTATATAAAATAATTATTATAGTTCATTATTAAAAAAAATTGATAAATATATTTTATACGTAAGTTAATATTGTAATTACTGTATATTTAATTATGTCGAAAGAATATAATAATAATACTTCAAATGAGCATCATTTGGAACATAACGAAGATTTGCACCAAGTACCAAATCGACCACGATTAAATCGTCTAGATCGTAGTACTGTAACCTCTCAACAAACTAATGAAGTTAGACCAAACAGATTTGCACAAGGTCTGACTAAATTAAGTGAATCACAAAATGATGAAAATCATACTAAATCAAGTATGAACGGTCGCGATATGAATGTGTTGTTTCGACTAGGAAAAGAACAAGATAAAAAACAGGCTGAACGAGATGAATACCGCGAACTAATGCGTCGATATATTTATCAACGAAAAGAAAAACCTGAAATAAAACAATTACCTGTACAACCAGATTCAGTAGATATGTCTAATCCATTGTCTTTTCCAGATTTATCCGGAAAAGTAATTGAACCTGATAGTACAAAAGTCGAAGATTCTTTGAGTAGTGTATTCGATGAAATTGTTATTGAAGTTAAAAAAGAATCTAATCCATGGAAGAAAAAAGACATCAAAACAATCATGGAGAACAACAAAGATAAAAAAGTAATATCAACAATTCCTAATAAATCACCCACAAAACCTGTTGTTATGGCAGATACTATTAGTGTAATTGTTGATTTCACAACATTGTATACAGATCTTCTCAAAAATTCACCTGTTGATAAAGAAAAAGAAGATGAACTAATTAGTTTGGTTGATGAGGATGGTTTTACACGAGTATCTAAACCAAAAAAGAAAACAATCTATTAATCATTATTTTATCTAAATAACAATAATAATAAAATAATTTAGTGTACATATTTTTCATCTAAACATAAACTATTTTCATCTATACAAACTTTAATAATATTATTTAACATTGATGTATTATCAATTTTTATAAATTTAAAATCATCATATAATGATCCAATAATATTATTGATAGGTTCATTTGTATTAACTATCCAATATGAATTGTATTTATATGATTTATTTTCATCATCTAATGAATTTTTATAACATCTAAATACAATCATAAAATATTTTCTGTAATCATCAAATTGTTTGACAAATCCGCGTAGTAAATTTTTTGCAATATATTCTGGTTTTCCATCATTGTCAGAATTATACAAATATTCAACTTCATAAAAATGAAAATTGTTTGTCATTAATAATTGTTGGAATAATAAATAATTTTCATCATTTTCCACATTAATATTAAAAAATGCTCTTTTCATATCTTCCATGTTACAAATAATATCATATTTTTTAATTGGATCTTCAAATGATTCTTTATCATTATCATCATTATTATTTAATTCTGTTGCTAACTGTAATTTTTTTTCAATTATTCCATCAACATCAGTTTGATTACTTTTTTTATTGTTTTTACTTTGTTTATATTTTTCTGCAATTTCTTTCAATGACTTGTTTTCTTGTTTTAATGTTTCAAAAATTGTGTTTTCATCAAAATTGTTATAATCAATATTCATTCTTTCAAATGTTATACTAAATTCTGGATTATTTAATACAATGAAATCATATAATGAATCATTTTGAGTTTTAATTCCTGCTAATTTTTTATTTGTAAACTCCATAATTATATTTATCATATTCAAATTAAAAATATCATCAACCAATATAAACATCAATTTTTTTATTAATACAATAAATAGTTCATTGCATGAAAATATAAATAATAAAATAATGATCAATATTATGTTTGTTCTCCAAATAATTTTTTTGTTTTTGGTCCAATGACAATTTTTTCGGTGGTTTTATCTATTTTCAATATTGTTTCTAACATTTTAATATCAATTGGATAATCTTTACATATTTGATAAGCTTGTTTAATTTTATTTTTTAATACTAATTTTGATATTAATTTATTTATATATAAGATATCGTCATATGTTTTATTTGGTATAGTTGATAATAATTTTGCGATATTTTTTTTATTTATATTTTTTAAACTTGTTCTATTTAGATCGGTACTAAAATCTTGTAATTTATAATTTAATGGTTTATCTGATTTAATTGTATTATTTAAAGTATATGATGTATCGCAAATTGCAAAGTATCCATGTATATTTTGATATAACCAATTTTGATCGGTATATATATTTGTTTCAATCACATCGCCTTTGGATACTGCATCGCCTACTCTGCGACACACATCTAATTGTTTTAATAATAATTCATCTTTGGTTAGATTTGCAGGCGTTCTATTAAACATACTTCTATAATAATTTTCAAATACCATTAATGGTAATACAACTTTTTGTGATTCAAATATTGACATACAATAATTTATATTTTTATAACTATCAATTATTTCTCGTGTACTATCTTTTAACATCATATCAATATGTTTTTTTTGAGAACAATAAAAATAATTTTGAAGTTTATCAACATTAATTAATTCATTTCCATATGTCATATATAAATCTTGTAATATATTTATTAATCTTCGAATATCATTTTGTGCATATTTAATGATAGAAATTATAATCTTATTATTTTCAAACTTAATTTTTTCTTTTTTTATTATTTTCTCAAAAATAACCATTAATTCTTGATTAGTTGGTTGATCAAATGCATATTCTATATAAGATTTTTTTAAATCTACTAATAATTTATTATTTTGACCATTTGATATAAATACTATTGGCAATAACTTTTTTTTGTCATTCTCTTTGCATAATTCATATAAATTTGTTTTTTCACTTTTTAATGTAATTGTTTCAGTATCATCAATTATAAGTGCATATTTTTTATTATCATTATTATTTGTTAATAAATCATATATATTTTGTGATTTGTTGCATAATTTGAGGATATCATTTATAGTTTTTTTATTTTTTTGATCACTAGATAATAATGAAATTTGTTCATAATTCAAATTTTTTAGTAATAATTCAATAGATATATTTTTACCGATTCCGTGATTACCGCTAATAATAATTGATCCTAAATTATTATTAGATTCAAAATTATTTAACCAATTATTAATATGAATGATAGAATTTCGATTAATAAATAGTTCATTTATATTTGTAGGTTTATATTTATCGACCCATAATATATTTTTTGACATTTATAGTTAATAACTAATAATTAATGAACATTTAAATTATTTAACTTATTTTATTTTATAATATTCAATTTTATTCTTCAATGAAATCAATAAAATTGAATATTAAAATGATTATTTGTTATATGATATATTAATGCGATATAATATATATGGAAACCACTAATAATAATACTATGGATATCAATACTAATAATGAAATTAATATTGTTTCTAATGCTATATTAGAAGATAATAATATTGTAATTGATACTAAAAATTTAAAATCAATTAATGTAATTAATAATGTAACTATGAAATTTTCAGATTCAAATACCATTAATTTTCCATATGACAATGATACAACATTACTTTCATTAATTGGAAAAGCAATTATACATACAAATGATGCATTATCGGATGTTGATATTAATTTTATTCCAGAAAAATATTTAAATCGATTTAAAATTGTATACAGAGGAAAAATTGTTAAAACAACTAAAAATATCAAAGTAGTTGAAGTAATTGATACAACTCATAATACAATATTACATTGCGTATTTCCACAATTACAAAAATCAGATATTAATGAAATTAAAGCGTTAATGTCAGTACCTATTGAAACAATTAATGAATTATTAACATCTTCACAATTAATTGAATTATTAAAAAAACCTTCAAATTATAAATTTTTAAAAAATTACATTGATAAAAATGGTAATATTTCAAATGAAAATATTTTAGCAGTTGATATTGATACAGATTTATCACAAAAAAACACAAAATTAAAAAAAGTAATTAATAAAATAACAGCAACAAAAACAGACACAGCAACAGAAACAGAAACAAATATGACTACACAAGAAAATAATATAAATTCACCAACAATTCAACCTGAAATTCCAATTGAAATATTATATAGTTTACAAATAAATGAGATTGTAAATATGGGTTTTGAATATAATGATACCATTAAACAGTTATTAAAAAGATATAATGGAGATGTTCAAAATGTACTTAATCATTTGTTAGGATAATAAATTATATTTTTTTGAGTGATTATATTAATAACAATATTAAATAATAATTTATAGATTTAATTTTTTTTTATTATTCAGTTTACAACAAAAAAAAATTATATTCTATATAATATATATAACTTATATGAGTTCCGTACAAAATGTTTCAAGAAAATTAAACGACTCAGTAAACTTACCCGAAGACGTTAAAAAAGATGTCGACAAATTAATATCAGAAGGGAACACTGCAATTACTTCTCAATTAATTAATAAATTACGTTCTAAATATTCAGATAGTAATTTAGTTGATGCGATTATTGAAAATCTCAGTGAAAAAGTAAACAAAATTCAATCACGTGCGCAAAAATTCGCACAAGCAATTATCAAACATTCTGGAGAAAGCACCCCATTACACACATTATTAAGACGTGCTTTAAAATACAAAGAAAAACTTGAAATGTCTGATGCCGAATTTGAATTTTTTAAAATTATTTTACATCGTGAATTAGGTAACAGTGGAAGAACAAGTCAAAATTTAAGTTATGAACACGGTAACACAAATATGTCTAAAGCATTGGGAACAATGAATTTTCAACAAACAGAAGGTGTCAGTGTTGAACAACATGATCTTCCATATTTACAAGAAATCATTAAACAACATGCTATTTCTAAACCAACTCACGCCAGTGTTGTAGTACAAAGTTTACTTTACCGTAGTTTTGCTGCAGAATCAATGCTTGGTTCATATGATCAAAATAAACACAATGCTGCTTGCCATGTTCACCCAATTATTGCTGCAATGTTCTTACCAAAAATTGCTATCTTCGATAATATGTTTTTATTAGCAAACATTTCTTACATCGTAAGATGCAGATATGAAAAATCACCAGTAATGACTAGTAACGATTATTTACTCATGCATGCTTTAATTACCGATCCAACAGATGTTGTTTGTGATATGGATTCTCCATTCAAAGATCTCCGCAATCGTGCATTATTACAAGAAACTTTATGGCAAGCTGTTTTAGCTTTACGTAATGGTAGATATTATGATTGTATCAGTGCTCAATTCATGTCTGCTATCGATAATTGCAAACTTTCAAATGTTGATGCACCAGATGTCATTTACATTGGTGATGAAGCAACAATAATCAGAAGATTATTACAAGCATTTTCATTTAGATCTATGATCGTTACAACTGTTCCATTATATGGAACAGTTGCACCAAACACTGCAAATTTCCCAGTAACAATGAATCGTGTAACAGCAATTCCAATGATTACTGTTAGATTACCAATGATAACCAATTTAGATAACGATCCAATTTCATTAGAAAACTCAATGAATTTACCACAATATTATATGGAAAATAATACTCTAGTACCTAAAGTACAAACTGTCGTTTATACTCGTGGTGTTATGATTTTCCATGTTACTAGAAGAACACATCTCCCAAATTATCAAACTCTACTTACTCCAACAAATCCACATCAATGGCAATCACTTGTTCCAACAATCTCATCTTATGAAAAAATTAATATGCGTGAAGTACATGCAGAAAAACAAATTAATGTTAATGCATTAACTCCAACAACTTCGGCATCTGGAACAGGTGTTCATTTCTTGAGATCTGTTGTTACATTAAATGTTAATCCAGTACTCCCTGATTTAATTGTCGGTACATCTGCTATTTTCTCAACATTAAATATCGTAGATGACTTATTTGAACAACCACAATACTTCAAATATGATCCACAAATGGCTGCCATCAAACGTGTTTCTGATGGTAATTTCCAAAGTGGACAAGCTCATACACAAACACCAATTATGAAATTATATGAACAACACGATGAACCACAAATGTCTTTCAATACATTAGCATCTAGATTTGGTACTATTTATATTTATGTAAACCCTGAAAATGACTCAACCAAAGAACAAAAATTAAATTAAATTTAACAACCTAAAAAATTGATTTATTTATTCTAACTCTATAATAAGTCTATTATTAAATATTACATTATAATGTCTAATAATATGACTAACATTGATTCTCAATCATGGCACTCTCTAATGCATGCTCTACATAACGATATTATAAATTCCCGTGGTTTGAAATTAACCGGAATGGCTGCATTAAATGAAATTAATAATTATTTATTATTATTTTTTATTGAAATAAATTTTGAATTTCCAATACCACCACTAAACATCTAACAACAAATAATTCATAAAATAAATTTATTAAATGAACAATCTTCACATTATAATATATATGCCCAAATTTTACTTCAGCATCATAACAATCATAATAAAATATAATTTAAGACAAAATATTTTGTCTTAAATTATATTTTATTATGATTAGTGAAACAATTAAAAATATGACAAATAGTATTAAGGTTAATTGTAGTGTATCCGATGTAAAATATACATTAGATGATGATGAAATAACGATTGATTTGTCTGACATTGATAAATATTATGAAAATGTTAATGATGTGAAATTTGATAAAATAGTATCTAATAGACGGGTTATTGAGATGTAATTATTAATTTATATATCAACATATGATTTTTTAATGTTGCTCTTTTTGTTTTCTTTTTGGAACCTTTTTTGGATGATTTTGATGACTTTGCCAATTTGGAACCTTTTTTGGATGCATTCTTATTTAATAGTTTTTTATTTTGCTTGATTAATTGTGATTTCATTTTGTTACAATATTTGATTGTATTTTTTACTTCTTCTAAAAAAATTTTATAAGTTTCTGTACTGTTTACAATTTGTTTTCTTTTTAAACAATCTTTTATGCAATTTTCGAGATCAATAACATCATTTCTTAAATAAATATAAACAATTGGTAAATCATCTATTCTTCTAACTTTATATTGCCGTTACTTAAAACCTGTTATTTCTAGATAGTCTTGTTAAAGATTATTTTTATGATATTCGTATTAAGGAGCACTCCTTTACAAATTATCACAAACCAGGTTTATGAGGACATGTAACTTGCCCTAAAAAGTTTATCATATTACGTTTGTCTTTAATAATAAACTTT